AAAAACCTAAATTAAGATTTAAACAAAATGATGTTGTTTATTTTCTTTGTAAAATTACAAATAAACCTATTAGAGGAAAAATTAATTCTTTATCAGTTATTGTAAGGCAAGAAAGGGAGGGATACGGAGCTATTGTTAATCATTTCCAATATCATGTACTGTATAACAATGAAAAAATAAATAAAGAGTCTAACACTTTAATTGATATAGATAAGGTTTTTAGTTCTTTGCAAGAGCTTAAAAAATATTATGATGATTGTATTGAAATTGATTATGAGATAGGACAAGATCTATATGATAATATGTTGCAAAAAAGACAAATAAAAGAAATGTCTATTTTTGTAGATACAGACCAAACAAAACCTTGTAGCGTAAGGGCTTCAACTGATAAGTGCGTAAATGAAGTTATATATAGTAATGGCTTAAAGCATTTATATTCTAAAAAAGATATTACATTTAAAGATAATTAAAATGATAACAAATAAATTTAATAAAGATATAATAACTATTCCTTGTCATGAAGGTGCAAAAATTCCATCAGGTTATACAATTAAATATCTAATGCTTTCTGATTCTTTACAAGAGCCTGACCAACTTGTATTGGAAAAGTTAAAAAACTTAAAAGATAAAAAATGAACGAACAAGATAAAACAAGAGCATATCAAAAAACCTTCAACACAAAAGAAGGTAAAATTGTAATAGAAGATATAGAGCAAGTACTATTAAAAAATTTTCTCCACGATGATTTAAAAACTCACGCATTATTAAGAGAGGGAGGAATTATAATATATAACCACATAATAAACTCCATGAAAGAAAAAAAAGAAAAACCTAAAACAGCAATAAATAACTAATATGACCGAAAACAACAATCAAGACATTGTAGAAAATCCAACAAGTGCAGAAAATGCACAAGTTGAAACAAATCAAAATGAATCAACAACAAGCTGGATGGATAAAATACAAGATAATGAATTAAAAAATTCTAAGTCTTTGAGTAATTTTAAAGATGTTGAAGGTTTAGCAAAATCTTATGTTAATTTAGAAAAAAAACTAGGGCAACCAAAAGAGCCAGAAAAATACGAAGCAGATCAATATAGCTATGAATTTGGAGAAGATTACAAACCTCACGAGGGTATTTATAAAAACTTTACTGATAAGGCTATTGAGTTAGGGGTTAATCCTGATGCTTTTAAGGAGTTAATAAAAACCTATGTTGATAGCGAGCAACAAGCAATAAATGATTTTAACAAGGAGCAAGAAGCTTTAAATGAAGAATTTACAAGTAAGCTAAAAGAAGATTGGGGCAATAATTATAGTAAAAATTTAGAAAAAGCAGAAAATCTTTGGACTAAATTTGCACCAGAAAGTGCAGATAAAATGTTTTCTAAAATGACACCAGAGATGAAGGGAGCAGTTGCAAAGGCAATGTTTAATATTTCTAAAACAATGTCTGATAGTTATGTTGAAGCACCTAATAGACAACAAGACTTGACAAAGGAAGAAATACAAAATAAAATTAACGCAATTTATTCAGATAAAAACCACCCTTGGCACAAAGGAACAAAACAAGGACTGGAAGAAATGAATGAGTTATATGACAAGTTGAAAAATTAGTCGTCCAAAATTAAGTAAAAGGTAGCTTTTTAAGTCTTTAAAAAATTGTGGGTAGCGAACAATAGGGAAACTTATTTTTGTTATTTATTAATTATTAAAGATTTAAAGCTATGGCAGATTTAACCAATACATTATTAGCAAATACTAAGCAGTATTCAGATACTCTTTTTCATTTAGCAGGTCAAAAGAACTCTAAACTAGAGGAAACAGTCTCTAAAGTTTCTATGACTACTAAAAAAGAATTTTTTGATAGAATAGGAGACGTAGAATTTACCCCTATTATTTCACAAAATCAAGATACTCCTCATAACGAAATAAAATATTCAAGAAGAGCGTTAGAATGTTCTGACAGCGTTTTTTCAACTCTTATTGATGAAAGAGACATTTCAAGATCAATGATTAACCCACAATCTGATATTATTCAAAGATCTTTAAGGGCTTATAACTTACAAAAAGACAAAGTTATAATTGCAGCCGCTTTAGGAAAAGCAGAGTCGATAGGAAAAAATGACGCTTCAAGTCAAGTTGCGTTACCTTCAGATCAGATTATTGTTCATGGTAATAGTAACTTAACTACTGCAAAAATCAAAAGTGGAATAGAAAAGTTTTTTGCAAAAGATGTTGATTTATCAGAAAACAAAGTTTGTTTAGCTATTTCTCCTTCAATGTATCAAGCACTTCTTAACCAATCAGAGTTTATCAATAAAGACTTTAGATTAACTGATGGTCAAACAATAGACACTTCTGGAGTTAGTGAAGTTTTAGGAGTGAATGTAAAAATTGTTTCTAATAAAGCTTTATTACCTTTGAGTGCTAGTATTAGATCAGCAGTAATGTACACTTATGATTCTATAAAATTTGGTATCCAAGCTGGAATTGAGCAAATTTCAATAGATAAAAGACCAGATAAATTAAATAATACTCAGATTCTACACAAAATATCTTTAGGTGCAGTTAGAATGGAGGAGGAACAAGTGGTTGCTATTCAATGCAACGAAACAGCATAAATAAAATAATATTAACTTTAAATAAAATAAATTATGGCAGTAGTAGATAAAGCAGGTTCTTTAAATAACCTTTCTAGCGTTGATACACCTAATTTGGATGTATCAAAAGCACAAACTAACGGAGCTAAGTTTCAAACCATTATAGAAACTGTTGAAATTGCTTCTGGTGATGACAACGGCTCTAAATATAGAGTGGCAAGACTTCAAGCAAATGCAGTTATTAAAGAAATAAAAATTCTTTGTGATGCTATAACAGGAGGTACTGATTATGATCTAGGTATTTATGATGTACCAGAAACCAATGATGGTGCAGTTATAGACAAAGATTGCTTTATGGACGGACAAACTCTTGCTTCAGCTTCTAAAACTATCAATGGCTTCAATGCAGTTGATATTGCTAATTATGGCAAACAAGTTTGGGAGTTAGCAGGCTTAACCGAGGCAACAAACAAAGCAGTTGATATTGTTTTAACTGGTAATACTGTTGGTTCAGCCGATGGAACAGTAACTATTCAAGTAACTTATGCTTTAGTTTAAGGCAAATCGTGAGGAGGAGGCGGTTTTTACCCCCTCCTCACTTAAAACAAAATAAAACAAAATGTCTTCTAAAACTGCTATTTGTAATAAAGCTTTAAGAAGATTGAGCATTTCTCAACCTATTTTAAACGTAGATACTGACGACACTACTCAGAGTGGTATTCTTAAAGCTAGTTATGATGAGGTTTTGGAGTCGGTTCTAAGAATGCACAACTGGAATTTTGCCACCTTTAGGCAAAGTTTAAATATAGACACATCAAAGGTTATATCATATGGCTATAAAAACGCTTACGTACTTCCTACAATACCAAAATTTTTAAAATTAACTAGCATTGAAGGAAACGAACCTTTTGTCATAGAAAATAATTATATCTTAACTGATGCCTCGTCATTGAAAATATCTTTTATAGGTAAAGTTACTGACGTAAATAAATATGATAGTTTATTTATTGATTGTTTTGCTTTAAAATTAGCCTATGAAGTTGGGTTTGCTTTAACAGAAAACAGGGCTTTAGTAGGAGAAATAGGGGAAGAGTTTTTGCAAATGTTGAAAGCCAGCTCAAGTAAAGATAATCAAGAAAAATCATTGTCAAGTAGTGAGGGTATGGGCATATCTTCTTTTAATCAAGCTAGAACAAATGGGTTTAATATACAAATAAGTGCTACAACATGACTACTGCTAAGGAATTAAGAAACAATTTTACAGCAGGAGAACTAAGTGACGCTATTGACACTAGGACAAGCTTTGAAAGATATTTTAACGGTTCATCTATATTACAAAATTTTATTATTAAACCTCAAGGCTCATTAGTTAGACGAAAAGGTTTTAAATATATAAATGAAGTAAAAGATTCAACTAAAAAAACAGCTTTAATTCCTTTTGAATTTTCAGCCAATCAAACTTATGTTATAGAAATTGGCAATCAATATATGAGGTTTTTTTCTCAACAAGGGCAGGTTTTAGATGGTTCTAATAATATGACTGCCATATCAGATGAATATACACCAACTAGTACTAGTGCTTATACAGTTGTAAATATAAATTCAACAGGATTGGATTTAATTAAAGATGTTGCAGGGACTGAAGGCGATAATGCTGGGGTACTATCATTAGCTTTAGTTACTGAGAAAGATTTCGATGATGTTAGTTC